CCTTCTTCAACAATATTAAATCCATTAAATTTAGCATATTTCTTAGGTACACCATTAATATTATCATCACCATACGTACTGGTTTTGATAGCGTCCCTATATGCTACACGGTTCATTAAATAAGGATAAATACGGAAAAAGAAAATTCGTAAATATATTGACCCAACCATACCATTTAGTTCTGTGGTAATTGGATTTCCTGAAGGGTCACTATTGGCCAGTTGGATGACTGTACCAAAATAATGTAAATTCGGATAAGTAATATCCGTAAGAAGACCACGTACAATCTGTATATGATCTTCAGTGCATCCTAAAGCACGCATAATATCAACCATGATTCCAGCCGCAGTACTAGAAGCCTGGGCGGACATAGTTTGATCATACGCTGCATAATCTAGAGCAACAACTCGCTCTCCTTCTTCTACTTTCAGGTGATTATACAATTCTTCACATTCAACACTATCCATATTAATTCCTTTGGATGTCTCAAATAGAAGTTTATTATCCATCATTAAACGGATAACTGGGGCAAGATATCGTCACGCCAATAATAAGAATGCAAAATTACATCCCATAAAAACTCGTGCCTTTTTCTTTTCGACACTTAATAGTTCATTTGTTTTCATGGAACATTTAAAAATAGGTCTAGCGGTTATACCACTTCGATAACGATTGACCATTTCTTCCATCTCCTCAATAATATCACATCCTTCATAAATAACTAATTCACGAGGAGTACAAGGAATACTTGGGTCACATTCATCACGCAAAAGGAAATTTTTCTTTTTTCCTTTAAACGGAAATCCACAAGATGTGGAATTATAATACCTCCTAGTGATTTCTCACCAATACCATCCAACGCTTCTTGCAAAGAAAGAACTCTTGCATATTCCTCACGTCTGGAAGAAGGTAATTTTTTAATTAAACATAATATAGGCTTAATATAATCTGAAGCTGCAAATTCAAGCTCAGATAATGAAAACTCTTGATTAGGACTAGTGAGTTTTGTTAAAGCCTTTCTTTTATGGAAAGCTGCATTCACTTCTTTAGGTGGACCAAATTTAGGTGGTCCAAATTCAGGTACTATCGCTTCCTTAAAAGGGGGTTTCATATATGGTGATTGAAAGGTTGCTCCTTGTCCAGGGAGAACTCCTTCAGTAATACAGTTATGTTCCTCTACGGCCTTATCATGTTGAGAATCATCAATCTCTAATGATATAAGACCCAATTCGGTTTTCAATTCCTGACTACCGACCTGTAAATCACCTTGATTTAAAGGAATAAATCCTTTAAATGCAGTAAGCGCGCGATCAACTTCATCCATGGTTAATGTATTACACAAACCTGTTTTGCCATTTCCGGCAACATGGATTCCATATATAATCGCTTTGCTATAGTCAACTATCAATGAACCACACATACCCGCAGATGTTCCTTGAGGGGCATTATATTTGTATGGTTTATGTAAAGTAACCTTATTAGTTGAGATAGTTGAACTAAACATCGACCAAGCTGGTTCCATACGGGTAGGAGATGCATATCTCACTTTAGAACTCAAATCCATCGATATAAGATAGACAGCTTGACTACCAAGCATTGTTGGTTCCC